TAGATATTGGTGTGCATAGACTTCACGGTATCCTTTAATACCCCAACCCAACCAATAGTAGGAAGGCACCATGTATTGACTGATAGTCTTACCATGACCTTCAAACTCTGGAAGGTAACGTTGGAATACAGATTCGTTAATCATATAAGCCGTCTGTCCCTCAAGAGTGGAAGGATCATACCCATACTTAGTAGCAAACCTACCGAGATTAGCATAACGTCCTATACTGGTCCACTGAATAAGACCATAACCCCCGCTATAGCAACGGTCGTAAGGAACTCTAGCCCCTCCCTCGCATATGTTGGGAACAAAGTTGCTCTCCTGTTTAATGTTTCCCATGATCGTAGCAAGTGCTTTTGGATCTGAGATTCTGGTTTTCTCTTGAAGTTTTTCGAGGACATATTTTTCATTAGGATTACATCCAGGACAAGTCCAAGACTTTGTAATGGTTTCTATTTCAATTGCATTCTCCTTATTGACAGAAACGTCAACAGCAACCTGAGGAGGTGCAGTCATCGGAGCATACGCTGCAAAGGCAGCGAGACCTGCAGCCCCTAGCATTGTTGTCAGCATAAATTTCATAGGTGTTACAACCAAACTAATATACCAAATAAAAAGAGGGGTGTCAACTGGTTTGTGCCAGTTACCCCTCCGTCAGCGGCGACGATATACGTTTATTTATTCGTCTCCTGATTTAGTTAGGATAGCAGCACCTGCAAATGTCCCAAAAAGGATTGCTGCAATTGCTAGTAATTCCATCACCAGATACCAGGAATGATTTGTCCAGTTACAGCATAGGATCCCATAGCGGCAACGATACCGATCATTGCTGCAAGACCATTGATGCGCTCAGCTCTTTCATTCATTTTAGTTTCCTCCGTAAGTTTTCAGGTATTCCAGAACTGTTTCTGGTTTGCTTCTATCATAAGGGTCAGTCGGACAGTTTCCGATCTTACCTTCCTCTTCAAACAATTGCTCGATCTCACCGTTGTTAACGACCATAGCATAACGCCAGGAGCGATAACCGAAACCAAGATTGTGCTTTTCAACTTGCATCCCCATGGCGCGAGTGAAGTCCCCACTACCATCAGGAATCAGTTTTACATTCTTAATGCCCAGAGAGTCTCCCCAAGCATTCATAACGAATCCATCATTCACAGAAATGCAATAGACTTCATCAATACCATACTCAATAAACTCTTCATAGAGTTCGTCATATCGTGGCAACTGATAGTTGCTACAAGTAGGAGTGAATGCTCCTGGCAAAGAGAATACTACAACACGCTTGTTGTCGAAGTATCCATAACTACCAGTCTTGATGAAGGTATTCTTTTCAGCATCCCGAAGTGTAAAAATAGTATCAGGTACTCTCATGGTGTTGTTTCAATTCAGGGTTAGGTTGCGAGGGAATAACAGGATGCCTTGATCGATTTTTAATTACAATGAAAGCATCCTTTTGGTATGTAGTTGTGCCAAATGGTTTTGCCCATTTTGGGTTAGCATCTTCTGACTGATGGATGCCACTGTTAGCGCATCCACCAATCGTTACTTCTAGATCATCATTACGAATGTCCCATCCAAGCAATGCTGTTGCTTCAATGAGTGCTTCTTGAGTCCACGATTTTCCAATCATCAATAAGTATCAGCAAGTTTTTCGACAGAGGCTGCGAGAAGAATGAAGAAGGTCACAGTAGTGAGAGTGAAGAAGACTTCAGTCATCACACAACTCCGAAGAAGAGTTTACCAGTTGCTGCATAGGAAATCAAGGCTGCTACGAAACCCATCATTGCCCAGCGACCATTCATTTTCTCAGCACGCTCTGCATGAGACTCGATACCGTAGCGAGCACGGTCCTCGTCAGTCATATACATGGTAGGCTCGACGGCAAACATGTTTTGTTGTCCGTACTCGTTAGTGGTGACAGTCATGGTTTGTGAAGTTTTGTTACTCTAAGAGTATATATACTTCTTAAGATTTTGTCAAGAATCTGCGTAGTCTCCGAAGGAAATTACGTCAGCACCTCCTGACGAAGAGAAGGAAATAGTATCTGCTGCTACAGGACCAGTCAGATAGTCACTGGACAGGGTGAAGTTGTAGTCACCTCCAATCATCCAGGGATCAATTTCCACCTTGTCTTCAGGAGCATCTTGATAGATACGATTGAGACCCAGGTAGTGACGCCACAATTCAGAGAGAGTATTCTCATCATAGTTTGCATCGAGTGCGGTCTTGAATGCTTTCTTTGCAGCATCTTTTGCTGCTTCAAGGTCGTGCTTTAACGTCATCTTTGATATAGCAAGGGACAGTATCGGGGTCGAGCCACTTCGTATACTCGAAGTCACTCATTGCTGTATCTAACTGCATCGCATTGTCACAGAGATACATGTCTTTGTATTTACCAGTGTAGGAATCAACCTTCTGGATACGGTAATCAGGTTTTCCATTGATCTCTAGGATGCCACACTGGACATACCGATAAGGAAAACGCTCAAGCAGGACAGTTGGTTTCTTCATGTGTGGAGATTCTTCCATACCGTTTCAATATGCATATTACCATGAAAATACCCCGCCGCAATAGTGGCGAGGGTCAGTAAGAAAAGTGTCCCCAACATCAGGACATTGGGCAGTGGGGGTTTCATCGACGAAGTGTGTTGAGATAATCCAGGACAAAAGATCTGATATACATCAACTCATGATAACACTCTTGATTGTGAGCACATCCTCTGAGTTTTGGATCTGGTTTATGGACTGACTCGATGAAAAGATCGAGACCTCTATTCCATTTGTCGTCCTGTGAATCCATGTGCATCTCCGTTGTTTGTGTTAGATGAAAGAAAACCAACCAGTAATGATCATTTTTTCATAATCATTAGTGACTTTACCACGATGGTGGTGAGTCCAATCTGCAGGCCAGATTACAGTAAACCCTTTTGTAGCGTCAACATATTTATCTTGATGAAACCACTCTGTACCACCCCCAGGAGCGTCATTAAGGTAGGTCATGAAGACCAGATGCCTAAATGTATTCCCAGGTAATGCATTAGATCTTTCAGTATGCCATTGCTTAAACCCACCGCCAGGGGGATAGCATTGCATACTTAGGGGTTCTGCAACTTGAAACCGAGAGGTTTCACAGAAAGGAAACCTCTCAACATACTTATTCAACACTCCCTGAAGTGCCATCATATAATTTTGGACTTCAGGGAGGGCAAGTTGGAATGGGATATGTAAGTCTAACGACTCTTTGTAGTCTCGGTCCACTACAATATCACCATGCCTATAGACTCGCCCCTCATGAGTGTTGAGTAGGGTTTGATTTCTCCAGAAACTTAGAAGACCATCAACAACGGACTCATCAATATAGTCACCCCAGATAAAATCTGAGATCTTTTCACAAAATCGTCCTTTGTATGCTGTTACTTCTGTTTCTTTCATAATCCATCCCGACCAGGGTGAGTTTAGTGCCATCCCAAGGCAGGGTCATTTGACTCCACCAGGGTAAGATTTACGTCGCTTCCAGGACTCCATCTGCAATCATAGTATCTATTAGAATCGTATAGTCCTCCTCAACATCAAGTCCCCAGAAGTGGACGTGACGATCACTCTTGTCGCTGTAGAAGCGGCAGAGTGAGGAGAAGAGGGATGGATACTCAGTGTCAAGGGCAACGTTGCCATTAACAGCATCCTTCAGAAGTTGGAGACTTTCTCCAAAGCGATCTCTAACAGTCATGACTGCTCTCCTATTTGATTGTAGGCCCCCGTAGGGGATGGGAGATGACGGGATCGAACCGCCGACCCACTCGGTGTAAACGAGTTGCTCTACCGCTGAGCTAATCTCCCTGGCGACTCAAGTAGGATTCGAACCTACGACCGACTGCTTAGAAGGCAGTTGCTCTATCCAGCTGAGCTATTGAGTCAAGAAAATTAGGCGTAGACTATAGGATCTCCCTCCCACATTGACTTCTTAACATAATCAACATGTCCCCTAAGGTTATAGGAAATGATTGTGCGTTTAACATTTGACTCATTAGGCATAGCCTCATGTGCAATTGTTGATGGGAAGATAATCATATCACCTTCTTGGACTTCTGGCATGAAGTCAACAAGATTTCCATTCCAAGGATTATTAAAAGGAGAAATAAATTTGGTAGGTGTATGATGCTGTGGGTTGAATTCAACATAGATTACTGAAGACCATCCACTGTGACCATGGTTGTGCAGACCATGGGAGTTACCTTTCAATGCAGTTTGAAACCACATATCAGTAAACTCTACACGACGTTGCTCTGTGAAATCTGCAAGATAAGGTTTGATGATGTCAATAACAACGTTGCTATAAGGTGGAAGATCTTTACACTTAACTCCATCAAAGAAGTCAGTATAAACTTTATCACCTTGCTCTAGATGCTCGTCCGTTATGGTAGGAAGTGCTTCTAGAATACGCTGTTTGTTTTGTCTCCAGTTAGCAATACGGTACTTAATCATAGGCACCGTAAACATATCATAAATGTCTCTCATCACACCTCAGTCATCTCTCTGATCTTATACGCTATTGCCTCGGCGTTAGCGATGTTGCCTTCCTCAATCTCATCATGTAGTTGGTCAACCAAAAACTCCATGATCTCCTCAAGAAATTGAGTGTCCATTGCCCTCCCCTGTGTGACTTGTGAATTATATATGAGGGAAGGGGGTCATGTCAACCTTTATAGTGCTTGATAAACCACTCAGCGTCCACTACGACAAGTGGCTTCTTACGATTCTTTTTCATGAAGAGGATGGGCTCATGGTCTCCACTGTTGGCGGTTGCCTGCTCGTAGGCATCCCAAACATTGAGTCTCTCGACATTCTTACACTCGATAGAGAATGGAAATTTCTGTCTGGCATCTCGTGCCATGATTAGATCTTCACCACCAGCACCCATACTACGGGACTCGATATCTTCTGGGTGGACATTGCGATGCTCGATCAGCATGTCCCTCACCCACTTCTGGAAGTTACGTCCCTTCGCCTTAGCACTCTGTGGTTTCATCTTTCTTATTAAATCCGAAGGGTGCAAGTTTATCTTCCAGTTTGAGTTTCAGAGCGACTCCTCCTACTGCTTCCATAACTTTCAGAATGTCCTCAGGTTTAGCACCCTCTCCTAATTCTTTGGCGACATACCAATACTTTGGCCAAAACTCTTCGCCTGCTTTCTTGTAATCTTCAACTGTCAATAATTTCATTAGTCAGCGTATCCATCATCGTCATCGTCAAAGCGATATCCAAACCTAGAGTTTGTTTCCCGCTGCAAGTATTTATCAGGATCTTCTTTGATCGCATCCTCCAGACTCTCTGCCAACAACTTAAGGTTGTGTGCGATCAGTTTTACTTTTTCGTAATTCATAACTTTGCATTCACTCCAATAACTTTAGCACCAGGATTGCGAGCAAGTGCAATGGTCCTGGCATGTGAGTAGTCTCTGGCTTCACAAATCTCCTCAAAGACTTTACCAGAAACGTATAATTTAACGACGCATGTCATAAAAAAAGGACCCCGTAGGATCCTTTATTTATCACTTGTTATAAGTGTGACCGCGATAGCAGAATGTGCCATGAGTTTCATCAGCATCACCTTGCTTGCACTCATACACTACACCACGATAGGCAGTGTGGGTGATTTGTGCATCATGCAGTGCTGCTGCTTTCTGGATCTGCTTCTTGATCAGAGTAAGTGTGTTCATTAGATTGACTCCTGAAATACTAGAGGGTTTTAATCCCCGTTCCTTCAGTCGTTTGCGTCCCATTTACAATGAGGTGTTGATTCCTTTAGGGTCTCAACAATCTCTGACTGCACATTTTTACTCAGCACATCGTTTGCTTTGACGCGCCCGATCATCTCGGAGACATCTAAGCAAGAGATATTAGCATAGAGTAAAAGGTCAATCATGGGATGAACGCTCCGTTCCGCGACTTACTTGCGTCCACGGGATGTGAAGTCCCTTGGATGAACGTATGGTCATTATAACATGACCATATTATTTATGCAACTTACGCCTCCGAATCGGTTTCGTGTGTTTCAGATCCTTCTTCAGACTGCGTAAAAACTTCAAGTGGTCCCTGATACCAGAGATCGGGTCCAGGCCAGGAATACTTGTCACGTCCTGGGTTTTCTTCTTCCAACTGTGCCTCCTTGTCATTTGTAAACCAATTCTTACAGTTGGAAATTAGAGAACGTATTTGCCTCAACATCTTGTTTGATACCTCCGACAATATAGGACTCGATCTCAGTCTCCTGAGGAGCATTCTGTTGACCTTTGCTATTTAGCCAGTGCTCTGTCCAGGGCAGTGGGTTATTCTTAGCAGGGATATCGTAGAGAGGATCCAGACCTACCGCTTTCATACGACGGTTAGCAATCCACTCCACATATTGTGAAAGTAGTCTTTCATTGAGACCAATCATGCTGCCCTCAGAGAAGAGATAGTTTGCCCACTCCTTCTCTTGAGTGACTGCTTCCGCAAACATCTTGCGGACGTTTTCTTTTTCTTCCAACGCGATTTCTTGCATCTCTGGGTCGTCACCCTCTGCCCACTTCTTCAGAATCTTTTGAGTCAATACCAGATGCTGTGACTCATCACGGGCGATAAGGGAAATGATCTTTGCGGACCCCTCCATGAGTTTGAGCTCACCAAAAGCAAAACTGCAAGCAAAAGAAACATAGAAACGGATTCCTTCCAGGATGTTGACATTTGCGATTGCCCTATACAGTTTACGCTTCAACTCTTTACGATCCCAGATAGCACCATCAACCTGCTCCAGGGCTTGCTCCCAGCGTGTGCCTGCTTGCCAGTCACCTGCTGCCTGCAGGAAGTCATTATATGCAGCACAGACACTCTTTGCCCTTGCAAGGATCCGATCGTCGTCCAGGACGCTATCAAAGACCTCTGAGGGGTCAGGATATATGTTCTTGATGATGTGGGTGTAGGAGCGTGAGTGAATCTGCTCCATGAATTCCCAAACACCCATGGCACCTTCCAACTCAGGCAGTGAGCAGTAAGGAGAGAATGCCATGCCAGGTCCACGACCTTGCACTGAGTCCAGGAGAATCTGATACTTAAGATTAGAAGTGTAGATGTGCTTCTGTTGTTCACTCAGAGTCTTATAATCAGACCTGTCTTTCTGCAACGAGACCTCTTCAGGTCTCCAGAAGTATCCTAGTTGAGTCTGTGTCAGTTTATCAAAGTCAGGATACTTGTAATCATCATAACGTTGCATCCCAAGAGGTGCTCCAAAAAACATTGGTTGCTTCTTAGTGTCTACCTTCTTCTCGTTAAATACCGTTACTCCCATTTTCCCCCTTTGGTTGTTTGTAGGTGCCAAAATTGCTGACATAATATAAAAATGATTTAATCCTGGGTTTAATACCGAATGAATTGCAGACCTCCAGGAAAGACTCGAAGTCTTCCTGAAGATCATCTGTCAATTCTATCTCAACTACCTTAGACATTGCAAGCATCACATTCTGCTTCACCCCCAGCATCAATTTCTGCGAGGATGTCTTCCAATTTACGAGTAGTTTCTTCTACTGCATCTGGATCTTTCTTATTATCGTATGTGTTTTGATAGTATGAAGTCTTCCAACCATACTTATATGTAGTCAAGAGATCATTTGCCATCACAGAAACAGGCACCTCATTGTTAGGATAATTCTCTGGATTGTAAGACCAGTTGCCACTGATCGCCTGGTCAAAGAATTTCTGCATAATAGCAGTAATCTTAATATAACCATCGTTGTTGGGCATATCCCACAGCAGGGTATAGTTATTCCTCAGTGTCGAATAAGACGGTACAATTTGCTTAAGGGGTCCCTTCTTACTCTTCTTAACGGACAAGTAGTCGCGAGGTGGCTCGATTCCATTGGTTGCGTTTGACACAACGGAGCTGCTCTCCGAAGGCATCTGTGCGGACAATGTGCTGTGTCGGAGTCCGTGCTCCAAGATAGACTCTCTAAGACTTTCCCAATCATAGTTTAGTCCAGGATCTCCCCCAAAGATTTCGTCTACTTCTTTCTTGTATGTATCGATAGGCAAGATGCCATCGGAATACTTGGTGCGATGGAATGCTTCACATGCACCCTTCTCCTTAGCGACTTCATTAGATGCCTTCAGGAGATAGTATTGGAATGCCTCGGTCAGGTCATGGACCAGACGATAGGCACGAGGATCATTATACTTCTCACCTGCCTTAGCAAGGTAGTGTGCCAGACCGATGAAACCAATGCCCAGGGAGCGTCGTGCAAGGGTGCTACGACGTGCTGCAGCAACAGGGTAGTCCTGGTAATCAATCAACTCCTCAAGACCACGCACGGCGAGGTCAGCAAGGTTTTCCATCTCATCCAGTTTGTTAATCTTACCCACGTTGATAGCAGACAAGATGCAGAGAGCAATCTCACCATCGCTATCATCAATGTGTCGGATAGGATCTGTAGGAAGGGTGATCTCCTGACACAGGTTAGACATATTCACCTTGTCCTTGAAGGACGAGTGTGAATTGCAGTGGTCGATATTCATGATGTAGATACGACCAGTCTCTGCTCTCTCCTTCAGTAGGTCAAGGAAGAGTTGCTG